TTAAAAAGATAATAAATAAAATTTGCAATTAGGTATTCTTCCATATAGGATATATATTCTTTTTAATTTAACCCACGAGGGTATGGATACGTTACCTCGTGACTAAACAAGAAAAGGACATAATCCAATGAAATTTCCAAACAACCTTTATGTTTTGAGAAACAATAAAGGGCTTCAGCAAAAAGAAGTCTCAGAGGCTATTGGAGTTGGTCAATCTGAATATAGTAAGATGGAGCGAGGCGATAGAAAGTTAGGTATCCATATAGATAAATTACTTAAATTTTTTGGTGTAGATGAAGATCGGCTATTTAATACCGCTACACCAATGTATCAAAAGCCAGTAGAGCATAAAATGCCACCATTAGAGGATTTGCCGATGTATGGCTTGCCTTTACCAAATGGCGGGGAAGGCTTTCAGGTACAGAAAAAGATGTTCACCCATTGTGCAAGACCTGACTATTTAATAGGTGTTCCAACAGCTTATGCCTGCTTTATGCTATCGGAAAATATGGAGCAAAGATATTTTTATGGTGAAATTTTATTTGTCGATCCGACATTGCCGATAAAAGAAAAAGATTTTGTCGTGGTGCAAATAAAGGCAGGTGACCGCACTATAGGTCTTGTAAGAAAAGTAGCTGAGGTGAGTGATAGGCAATTTAGACTGTCAACCCTAAATCCTGACAATACTGAAGTTTTTAAAAATTCAGATATTATAGCTATCCATAAAATAGTAGGATCTAGATCTAATATAGAATAAAATATATTGCAATATATGCCAATAAGGTATAATCTCTTCAATAATATGAGGAGAAATATCTTATGGCATTACCATATTTTCAGAAGTTTGGATTAGACACAAAAAGTCTATCTGAGCGACAAAGTACGATTGGTGGTAGCGATATAACCACCTTAGCCTCAGGTGATCCTGAGCGAATTTTAAAATTATTTCAGCAAAAGACTGGCAAGATACAACCCGATGACCTGACAAAAGTTTGGGCAGTCATTATGGGGCATATCACTGAAGAAGCTAATCTAGAATGGCAAGAACTTTATTTAGACTTACCAATCATTGACCGCCAAAAAGTATTTAATGGCATTAAACATCCATTTATGCGGTGTACTGTTGATGGTGTCGTTAAAGGCTACAAGAATAAATTAGCAGTCATTGATGCTAAATTTACGATGGGGCGACCTAAAAGAGATGAGGAATATAAAGACGTAATCCCTCGCTTAGTTAGATACTATAGCCCTCAGATCCACTGGAACGCATATTTAGTTGAGGAAGTCACTGGTAAGAAATGTCCATATGGCTTGCTATCCTTTATTAAAGGCGGTGATCAGCCATCCCTACATGAGATTAAAATTGATCGTGATTTTCAGGAAAAATTAATCAACGTGGCTAAGTGGTTTATGGGATGTATAGAGCTAGACATAGAGCCAACCGACATTCCTACCGCTGAAATACCAGTACCTTTAGAGGATAAAGTGCCAGTAGATATGCAGGCAGATCCTAAATGGAAGGCTTTCGCAGAGCAATATATTCAGACCTTAGGGGCTAATGAAATCTTTAAGGATGCTGAAGCCAAAATTAAGAAGCTAGTACCCAAAAATGCGAGTGAAGCATTTGGTCATGGCATACAAGTCAAAGTCGCAAAAAACAATAGTAAGAGGATAACATTATGCAACAATTAGGTCAGGCAATTAAGCCTATTCCACGATATCCGCAGTCAGAAACTGCAACTAAAGAAGATAATAATATAGCTATGGCTCTCATAGCATTTCACCAGACTAACCCTCATGCCTATGAGGATAAAAGAAACCCGCATTTTAAAAACAAATATGCCTCACTTGAAAGTGTCATTAAGACAGTCAGAACCGCTAGTCAGTTTGGTTTGACGTTCACTCAGGAGATGGATTTTGAAGGGGATATATCTTTTGTACGAACAGTTATGATGCACTCTTCAGGGGCTATGAGGGTTAGCCGAACTAAGATTGTTTCCAAAGATCCTAATGATCCGCAAAAAATGGGGTCTGCAATTAGTTATGCAAAAAGGTATGGATTACAGAGTATTTTCGGGCTTTCTTCACCCTCAGAAGACGATGATGGAGAAGTCGCTACATTAAAACCTGAAGGCAATGCTCCCACTTTTGTTCCTTCAGGTAATTCTGCTTCAGGGGGTATAGTCTCCTCCAAGCCCTCTGAAGTAGATCTAATTTCGCTTATAGACAATGCAAAAACTCTAAAAGAACTGACTGAGTTGTATGTCAAACACAAGCCAACTGACGACAAAATAATCCAAAAATTCAAAACAAAAAAAGGAGAGTTAAATGGATAATAATAAACCAATGGTCAAATATGGAGTAGATGAATTAACTATTTCCATAAATAAAAATGATCGTAAAACTGAGGATTGGCACTCAGATTTTAATGGTAAAGCAATCATAAATGGCGAGTTATATTATATTAATGCCTATCAGAAAAATGACAATTGGGTTGCAGGCAAGCTCGTCAAAGCTGATGCAACTAAGGTCAATGCAGGCGGTCAAACCCTGACTAATTCCACTGGATTAAATGATGAGATCCCTTTTTAAATGAAAAGAGAAGAGATTTTACAAACTGCAATAGGGTTAATAAATGGGGATCGGGCAAAAGATTATGGTGATGCCTATGAGAACCATAAGAGGATTGCTGAGTTATGGTCAGTTGTTTTTGGAATAAAAGTAACTGCCTATCAGGTGATCCTCTGCCTGATCCTATTGAAAGTAGCTAGACTAATATATTCCCCACAAAAAACCGATAGTTGGATAGACCTTGCAGGCTATTCGGGGATTGGCGGATCTTTTGAAGAAAAGGTAAAGGATGACAAATAAACCCCTTCCAACACTTCGCAGGACTAAAGAGCAAATGGCTGAAGATGAATTAAAATATGCCTTTTGTAAGCACTGCGGAAAAGAACTTAATAAGACAAAAAAGAGGCGGGATACCTACAAGACCTGCCTTGAATGTCGATACAAGAAGGCGGGGAGCAGTAGTGCTATCAGTCTTGTTTGTAAGGAACTCAGGAAAAAAAAGAAGGTTGTCGCTGAAGATGAGATGATGTTTGAAGATCATCCTGATGGCGATAGCGATAAATATGGCAAGGTTAAAATTAACCCTACCTTTATCAATTATGGAATATCCCCATTATCTGAGGTGATTAAGACCTCACATTATCAGTACAAAAAAGGCTCTGCTAGAGATGGTTATAGATACAAAAGGAGTGAGTGATGGAAGTATGTCCAATGTGCAAATCAGCATGGCGACCTATAAATATGGGGTCATTTGAGAAATGTTCAGTTTGTCAACTTCAAGTCGCTATCGATTGTTGCTCAGGAGTTTGTGAAAATGAGCCGATGGAAAAAATCAAAACACCCACCGATACATCCAACACCTCTAATGGATAAATGTGAGCAGTGCGGTAAGGCTTTTGATTGGCGGTATGCAGGATTAGCCAATGCTAAAAAAAATATATTCTGCGGACATAAATGTTTTGATGATTTTAGGTTTGAGCAAAAAAGGCTAGAAGATGAGTTCAAATCCCTTTGATTTTTGTAAATTATGTGGGAAGGAAATGCCCCCAAGTTTATATAAACGTATGAAGCCTTTTATGTGTCCAAACTGCCATGAGATGAGAAGAGATGGCAACTATGAAGTCAGTAAGATATTTGATGAATTACGAGAGAAGAATAAAGACCTACCTGAAGATGATTGGTCTGATCAGAATATTGAAGTTGAAGACGAACCACCCCTCAAAAATAAAAGAGGGGGTACATACATCTATAGCAGAAACATTATAGACGATATCTAGCCCAATAATTTCTGCAATAATTTTTCAGCTTGCATTGGACTTCTAGCCTGCTCTAAATCGATAACAGTATAGTGAACCTCAGCAGTCTTAGAGTTCTTACTATGCCCCATACGAGCCTTCCTAATATGATCAGGCACTTCACCAATCATAGAGGTGTTAAAATACTTCCTAAAACCACCAATGCCATAATTAGGCACTCCTGCGTGTTTACAAACAGTCGCAATTAATTTTCTCATAGCATTTTGCTCAAATGGTTTTTTGCCACTAGCATTAGGGAATACCCATAAAGAACAATGCGAGTTTAGCTTCCACTTCTTTAGCAATATCATAACGTGAGATGGCAAACCTAAAATTCTTTCTCTGAAATTATTTTTAAGTTCCTGAGTATCATATCTATAAACATTTCTTCTTATAGTCACCTCAGACTTATTAAAGTTAATGTCTTGCCACTGTAAGCCCTGAAGCTCATTAGCTGACACTCCTGTAAAGGCTGAGAAGGCTATAAATGTATCTAGATATAAAGTCTTTTCGACCTTTAATATACTGGCTATATGGTCATGTGAATAACCGCCTCTCTCATTGACAACACCCTTAATCTCTTTTCTATCATTAGAGTTACAAGGATTTTTGGCAATGTAGCCCTGATCAACTGCAAATTTCATAACCATATTTAAGGTTTGTACACAATGCCTA